GTTAAATCTTGCATAGATATTTTAAATTTCTTTACATCGCCTGTAAATCCAATAGTAGCTATCATCTTCATAACTGTTTCTGCTAACATAAATCCTACGTCTGGAGTAAACTTACCTTCTGTAAATCCTGCAAATACTACAACTCTAGCTATAGCTTCTACAGGTACACCTGCATCTAACATACCAATTATTTGTTGTGCAAATAAAGGTTCAGTTAATTTATCCCATAAAAATTCAGATGCTTCCATAGTATCTGTAAACTCAGGTGGATGTTCCCAAGGATAGTTACCAGGTTTATCTGTTAAACCTTGACCAGGAACTGGTGCATCAAAGGGGTTATTAGGTGCTTCTTTAAATTTATCCATGTATCTCCTTATGTAAACATGCTATCTTTATTTCTAAACCATTTAGTTAAACGATAGTCCCATTCATTTCTTAATTCTTCTCCATCAGCAGTTTTTATTCTACCAGTGCTACCAGCTTTATCAGATCTTTCAAATCCTACTCTACCTCCATAATTTTGTGGGGCTATAGAAGTATCTGATAATTCAAAATTACCTCCACTTCCTTCTCTATCAAATAAACTACCTGTAATTTTTTTAGCAACCATACTACCTGTAGGTCCTGCAATAGCATTTCCTACCCATCCTGCTGCTGCTGTTACTCCTGTCTTAAATAATTTTTTTAACATAACTCTCCTTATTAATTAAATAAATCAAAACCAAACTTACCAATCATTTGATACATAGCATCTTTAGAAGCTTGATCTTGTAAGTCTACTGCTGCAGATCTTTCAAGTGCTGCCATTGCCATGTTATGATTTCTATTCTGTTCATTCTCAGAAGCAGTATTAACCCATGAAGCTTCGTCTCTCCATTGTTGCCATGCTGCTGACATTGCCCAGTTAGATAAGTTTAGTAAATTTTGTGCGTTAGTTTGATTAGCTGCATTAACAGCTGCAGTGTTTGCAGTATTAATACCTCTTCTCCAAACTACATTTGATTGGTCAATCTCTCTTTGATTATTAACATTAAACTGTTGTCTTTGATTATCTAATGTAGCATTAAATTGATTGATAGCAGATTCTCTAGCTGCATTAGCCTCATTTACTTGTACAGTATTTTGTGCATTTAATGCTGCAATTTTATTTGCTTCACTAGTTGCATATTGTTTCATAGCATCATTTCTAGCTGCATTTTGTTCAGACATTTGTGATGACATGTTATCATAAAATTGATTAACTTGATTCTGACTAGTAGCATTAAATTGATAAGCTGCATTTGCTGCTGCTTGATCTGACATTAAAAATGCCTGTCTTGTATTTAAATTTTGTAAACTTGCTTGTTGATTATTAGATAAGTTAGCCATATCCATTTGTAGATATGATTGTGCATTTGTAATTGCAGCTTGCTGATTGTTAGCAAGATTTTGAAATATCATTTGCTTATAAGTATCTGCATCTGCTTTAGCAATTGGTATAGCAGAGTTCATAATACCTTCAGCTAATGCTTCAGCTGCCATAGAGCTTTGGCTCATACCTCTATTAGCCATAGCTGCTTCAGTAGCTTTTGCTGCACCTCTAGCCCATACAGGTAAAGGATTACCAGATTGTACTGCTGTAGTTACATCTTGTTGTAAGTCAGCTAATTGACCTCTAACTGTAGCATCAGTACTAACCGTACCTTGAGCTGCTACTGCTGGTGCTGTTACTGTACCTTGTGCTGCAGTCATAGTAGGAGTTGATCCTGCTACTGTAGCTTGAGTATACTGTGATGCAGCCTGTGTTGTAGGAACTGTTGATGCTGTACTTGTAGGTGTTGCTGCTCCTGCTATTGTAGGGGCTGATACAGCTGCAGGTGCTGCTGCTGCCGTAGTACCTGTAACTCCTGCAGTACTCATTAATTCATTAGGTGCTACATTCTGTAATTGTGGAGATATAGTAGTCCCCGTAGGCATAGTAGGTTTAGCTACTATAGACTCAATTAAAGATGTAGCTTTACTTGATGTAGTTTGATTACTAGATGTAGGCTTAACTGAGCCTGTCTGTAATTTAACTGTATCTACTGTCTCTGCCATTGTTTATCTTCCTTGTCGATTATATTTTTTAAATGTTGATCTTTTGTTTAAATTCTTTCTATGTCTTCCTGGTCTTTTCTTAGGTTTTGGTCTTGGTACAAAATGTAAAAAACTTTGTCTAGCCATTAGGGTTTAGTTGGCCATGTAGCATTTTCGCATTTAGCAACTGTATCTTTACCAGCAGGTAAATCTCTTAGTGCTTGTCTATAAGTTCTCATATCAGATGTTAATGTGCTATCTGATAAAGCTAGGTAATCTGTTTCAGCAAGTAATCTATTTCTTTTAGATCTTAAATCAGCTAATGCTCTTGCTGGAGCAGCGGCTAATACAGCTGCTTCTTCATTATCTCTAGCTGTTTCTTCATCAGCTGTAAACTGAACAGACACTCCATTTATGTTGTGATGTCTTGGCATAATTATTTATACTCCATTGTTAATTGTTAAGCAATACCATAAAGGCAAATATCTCCAGCATCTATGTTGCCAGAACTCATTTTAAATTGAATTTCGTCAATAGCTGATGTTGTATTAAAATACCCAGCTATATAACTATTCCATTCTCCATTTCTTTGTTCATATCCAGAACAAGTAGAAATAAAATGTTTAACAAATGTTGTGGAAGATGGATTGAATAAACGTAAAGTACCAACACAACATTCATCATTACCATTACCTAAACCTCTAACAAGTTGTTGAAATGATGTGCCTTGTGCTTGATCTCCACCACCTTCATATTCAACAGTTGCTTCATTATCTGCTTCAAAATGTAATGCTTGAAAAAAAGTGCTTGTTATGGTTTCATTATAACCACTACCACCAGCAGAATTTCCTTGAAAAGTAAAATTAACATTATCTGTTGCTGGGTGTATATTTTTAAATGTAAATAAATATTCCTTGTAAGTATTATCCAAGACAACTGAACTTGCACCATCAACAAAAGATAAGGTAGAAGAAGATGATGCTGTTAGCTTTTTAATAAATATCATACTGCCTAATCCAGTAATACTTCCAAAAGCAGTTGCGTTCTTTACACCTTGATTATTTAATTTTACAATACTCATTAACTATCCTTTATTCCGTAGAGTTTGATTGAGCCTAAATCAATATTGCCAGATGAATATGAAAACTGTACTCCATCTATAGCTGCTGTTACATTGCAATATCCAGCAGTGTAAGAAACTATTGAATAATTTGATGAATTATAATTTTGAAATTTTGCCATATAATGTTTTACAAAAGTTGTATTGCTTGGCGAAAACAAAAACATTTCTCCAACACCACATTGGTCATTATCTGCTCCAGTATCTCCTTGTGCGTCTAATTTTTGAACTCCAGTTGATTGTGCTAAATCTTTTCCAGTGTCATAAGCTAATGCAGTTCCACTATCTCCCTCATCATGATATGCTCCAAATGCAGTTGTAGTTTTTGTTGCGTCATAAGCTGATCCACCATCTCTAAAATTTACTTGAAAATTAGCACCATCAGAACTTGGGTGGATATTAATAAACTCAAACTTATAAATAGGATATGTGCTATCCAAGACTACTCCATTACTTCCATCTACGAATGATAATGTTCCAGAACTACTAGCAGTTAAAGTTTTAATATGTGTTAATGCTCCACTTGGTATTGAAGAAGCAGAGGTTACAGCACTTATGCTATTGTTGTTGTATTTAACTAATGCCATATAATTTTATTACTCCACTATCTATGTTGCCAGAATCAAATTTGAATCTTACTCTTGTTAAAGCTGTTGAGGTATTAAAATATCCTGCTGTAAATCTTTGACTTTCTTCTGATCTATGATCATTTGCTGATGTTGTTATTAAAAAATGTTTTACAAAAGTTGTATTACTTGGGTCAAAAAGATGTAAAGTACCATTTATATTTTGGTCGTTGTCATTACCACAATCAGTTATTCTTTGAAAAGCTGTTCCTTGTGCTTGATCGCCTGAGGTTAAATATTGCAAAGTTGCAACGCTATCAGCTTCGTCATGTCTTGATCTAAAATGTGTTGAAGTTATTGTTTGATTATAGTTTGTATTTGTTCCTGTATCAGCTTGAAATTGTAATTCCGAATTATCTGTTCCTGGATGAATGTTATAAAACTTAAATACATAGCTGTCATAAGTATCATCTATTCCAGATGTAAAAGATATTGTAGATGAGCTTGATGCAGTTTGTGTAGATAACAAAGTCATAGCACCACTAGATATACTTGCTGGTAATGTAGTGATTGCTGATAAGGAGTTGTTGTTAGCAAAGTTAAGAGCCATGTTATGCTCCTATCAATGCTTTAACTTCTTCTTCGGTTAATCCTAAGTCTAGTAACTTTTGTTTGCCAGATGCTTTTTTAGTTTCTTCGTTTGTTTGTGCTGTATCATAATCAGATTGTAATTGTGCTAAACCATCAATACATTCTTGTTCACTAGGTTTAGATTTACTATCATCATGTATAATTAAATTAGCATAAACTTTATTTTTGCTATCACTCCAACCAAACCATTGTCCAGTATGTAGTTGTGCTAAATAATCTTCTATGTGATTTGGTCTACCATTATTATCCATTATTGTGCATCTCCTAATCTTATCGTTTGTACCCAAGTGTAACTATTAGCAGTAGTACCCATAGTTACAGCTGCACCACTATCAGAATTACTACCTAGTTTAAATTTTACATTTGAAACATTATCAACATTTATAAAAGTAGAGAGTTCTGCTGAAGTGTAAGTAGTGCTGCCTATAAGTTTTAAATTTGTCCAGCCAGTAGCAATTTCAACATAACTAGAATTATTTACTGTTACATTTAAATGATTATAGATATATCTAATATCTGAAGAACCATGATTAAATGAAGTATGAAATATCAGTTGATATAATCCAGTTGCACCAAAACTCCAAGTACCAGAATTATTTGTAATTCCAGTTCCTATTTTAGCAAATGAAGCATCATCAACTCTTTCCCAGTTATTAGCTATTGGTGAAACATTACCAGTAAAATCGGTAGTTAGTCTGTGCATATCAGCTTCTGTAATTCCACCTAATGGTGGAGTATTAAAAGTATTATCTCCTCTTAGAAATGTAGAAGATGATTTAGTTCCTGTTGCTGTTAGTTTAGCAAGTGAAACTGTACTGTCAGATGGTACTCCAAGATCAAGAACATTACCTAGTATTTGAATGAAGTCGATCACATCTCCTGTAACTAGGTTTGATGCAAAGGTAATTGTAGAACCAGAGATAGTAAAAGAACTACCTGGTTTTTGTAAGACACCATTTAAACTAACCAGCATGTGATTAGCGTTTTCTGGCTCCACATTAGCAGAGGCTACTTGCATAGTATATGCTGCCTGTCCGTTTACTACGGATATAGCATCACAAACTTGAAAGTTTCCGACTACTGGTTGTTTTCCTATATATGCCATATTTCTCCTTAATTAATTTTGTTATCTTGCTGTTGTTGGGATTCCTGTAGATGTTACAAATGGGTTTTCTGCAAATGCCATGTAGATGTAATCATCTCCTGAAGCATTAAAAGAACCACCAGTATTTCTTAATTTAAAACCATTAGACAGAATATCTATTGGTTCATCTGTTGCTTCTGCTGAACTAGCAGATGGTTTTAATCTATAATTTGCATCATTATAGCCTACTCTTTTGTTATCATACATTTGCCAATCTCCTGTTCCACCTGCATAAACTTTAACTATAACAAAAGCTGGTTTAAATCCTGTATAAACAAATGTTCCATTAGCATTTCCATTTCCTGCATAGCTTCCAAATTTTGAGTAGCCTTTTACAGAGTTGAAACAATAGGCTATATATGTTTTACCATTTTCTCCCTGGGG